TAATATGAACCATCAAGTGGATGTTACACCTAAGTTAAGGACTCTTACAGAGCTCAGAAAAGAAACTGGATGTAGTATTATTCTTGTTCACCATACAAGAAAAACAGATGGCTCTTCAGACTTATCTACAAGTGATATTAATGGTTCAGGATTCTTTGAAGGATGGTATGAGTCGTTAATTATGTTACAGCCCCCTCATAGAACTGTTGTAAGGAAGGTTAAGATGTTTAATCGTTTTCGTAACCACATGGGGTCTGAAGGAACTATCAGAATTGATGATAACCTTAAAATGACATTGAACCTTGATGATGATTTTGGTGGGGAATATTCAGAAGATAAACCTGATAAACCTATCAATACTCGTAAAGAGAGACTGAAAAAGAAAAAGGCTAAGAAAGCTAAGAAAGAAGCTGTAGCTGAAGAAGTTAAGAAAGAAGAAACTAAGGTAAAAAAGTCAAAGGCTCTCAGAAGCTCTAGTAAGCGTTCTAAGCGTGTTAAACAACCTACCTATACAACAACCCTAGAAACGTTTTACAAGCCATCAGAAGGCGAATTAGAGCGTTTTGAGAGTGGTATGACGATTGACCTTAGTAATAATAAGAAAATTTATGTTGATATTGAAACTACAGGACTTAATAATATCACTGATGAAATTAAGTCAATTCAGATTACAGATGAGAGTGAAAACACTTATGTACTTTGGGTTGATGGTAACTACAGTGAGCTTAAAGCTATTGCTAAGTTCCTAAATCAATTCAAAATTATTACTCATGGTGGTAAGTTTGATAGCCTATTCTTCTTTAGAAAGTGTGGTATAGCTCTTAAATTGTTTGGGGATACTCAGATTCTAGCTCATATGCTTACAGAACCTAAACTTAAACTTAAGTACCTTGTTAAGAAATACCTTGGTATTGACTATGATATTGACAAGGAAACTAAGAAGTCTAATAAGAAGGTAACTGTAGCTAGTGTTAAAAAAGAACTTAAAGAGTGGGCTTTAGAAAATACTGAGCTTAAGAAACTTACACCATATAACAAAATGATTGAAGCTCTATATAATGACTTGGAAGGTAGCTTATTCTTAGACAAACCACAGATGCTCATTAAGTTTGTAGATGATGGTACTGATTATGATAAGGTACTTGATTACTACTCTAAGGTGTCTGAGCGTGTTTTGGAAGAAAGAAGAATGACTCTTATTAAGTATGGTATGGGGGATACTGTATATGGATTCAGACTTTATAATTACCTATATCCTAAAGTTAAAGCTTATAAGCTACTTAAGGTCTATAGACATGAGGTAAGAGCTTATAATGCCTATATTGAGGTTGAAAAAGAAGGGGTTACAATAGACTTTGGTTTATTGGGAGAGACCAGAGCTACAATAGAGACTGAGCTTAAAGAAGTCGAAAAAGAACTATATTCATTTGATATTGTCAAAGAAGCTGAAGTAGACAACTTTAATTCCTCTAAACAAAAAGTAAAACTATTTTGTGATGTGTTAGGTTGGGAGACTAAACACATGACTAAAGGTGGTCAACCACAAATTAATCAATCACAATTAGAAGAATGGTCTAAAGAAGGTAAACATGAAATACTAGATGTTTTACTTAGATATAATAAGCTTACTAAACAGTTACAATTTGTGAATTTGTGGGAGGAATTATCACAATATGATGGTAAGCTACATCCAAGCTTTAACATTACTGCAGACACTGGAAGGACTACTTGTAAGAATCCGAACATCAATAATTAGTTGGGTGTTCTTTCACCGTGAGGTGTCAAAATAAACTATGTGAACTCAGGGAAACCCTCTTATAATTGGGCAATCCTGAGCCAAGCCTTATAGGGATATAAGGAAGGTGCAGAGACTAGGTAGAGTAATCTAGACCAGAAGAAATACCCAAGAGTGCATAGCTCCTAGTTTACATAAGATAAGGTGTATGTTACAATAATTACAACAAAAACCTTGGAGGTCTTATGTATAAAGATAAGAAGTATTTAAAGAAACGATTTATAACTGAAAGAAAAACTGTCCAATTTATTGCTGATGAATGTGGTGTAAGTAAAAGCACTATAGAAACTTATCTTAAAAGATATTCTCTTAAGAGAGGTAACATTAAGCACACAATAAATGAAGACTCAGTAGACACTACATCACCTATATTTAATTACTATGCAGGTCTAATAGCTACAGATGGTTACTTAGATAAGAAAGTACAAAGGGTATCTATTAGGAACAAGAATCTAGGGTGTGATAAAGTATTTGAACGCTTAAAGGATTACTTTGAATTTACTGGTAATGTTAGAGTCTATAGAGAATGTTATGACCTAACAATAACATCTAAATGGCTCATAAGAGGTCTTAAGGCATTAGGTATATCACCTCTAGGAAAGATTCATAATGAGTTCCCTGATTTATTCTATGATGAATATTGTGCAAGAATGTACCTTAGAGGTATTTTAGATGGTGATGGTAATATAAAAACTACAGGAATATTTAGAATCACATTATCTAATAAGTCATTCTTAGATGATATGTCAGAGTATTTGAATGATACTCTAGGTCTAAATACTGTAGTTAAGCCTGATAGAAAGTATTGGAAGATTGAAATGACTAAAGGAGATAGTAAAGTATTTCTTGATTGGGTCTATACAGGTTATGATGAGTTTAGATTTTTAGATAAATATTATCGTTATCTAGGATGAAGATATAGTCCGAACTTATAGGATAGTAAACTATAAGAACTACAGGATAAAGAGCCTGTAGGGTAACATAAAGCCAACAAGTGCCCCAGGAGTCAACACTTAGGAATGTAATTACATGTCCTAAAGGTAGAAAATTCATTGAAGTGGATATGTCACAAGCTGAGTTGCGTGTAGCTAGTATCTTTTCTGAAGATGAAAACATGATACATGCTTATCAGTCAGGAAGTGACTTGCATCAGAAAACAATGGAATTAATTAAAGGTGGTAAGAAGCCTAAGAACGACCAGGAAGCTAAGAGATGGCGTACTGAAGCTAAGTCAGCAAACTTTGGTCTCTTGTATGGTATGTCAGCTAAGACTTACCAGGAGTATGCTAAAGGATATGGTATGGAAATTACTTTAGAAGAAGCTGAAGACATCCGAGATGATTTCTTTAACTCATATCCAAAGTTACTAGACATGCATAAGAAGTTTGTAGACTATGCTAAGAAGTATGGATATACTTATAGTCCTATTGGACGTAAACGTTTCTTACCTAACCTTAAAAGCAAGAATTGGAAAGATGTTAGTGAAGCTGAAAGACAAGCTATTAACACACCTGTCCAAGGTTTTGCAAGTGACCTAGTAATTAGTGCTTTAGCAGATATTCTTGAAGATGAATCACTAGACAAGTCTAAATATAAGATTATTGGCTCAGTACATGATGCCATCCTAGTTGAAGCAGATGAAGATGTTGCTGAAGAATATGCTAATAAAGTAAAAGAACACATGGAGAATCCAAGTGTCCTAGAAATATGTGATATTGAAATTACAGTACCTCTTGTAGCTGATATTGAAATTGGCTCAGCATGGGGTAAACATGATTAACAGAAAAGGAATTAAAAATGAACTATCTTTACACTATCAACCTATATCAAAATGACAATAAAATTCATAGTGAACAACTACTTTCTGTAAATAACTACAAGACTCTTAATACACTTCTTATAGGTGAAGATGATATTGTTCCTAATGAATATGTTGTTGACAATGGTAAGATGCTTATGGCAGTAATCGACATGATTCTTATGGAAAAATACTGTGAAGAAGAACCACAAACAATTAATGTTACTAATAGTCAAGGTAATGAAGTTGTTAAAATCCATCATTCATTTACTAACCTTTCATCTCTATTCATGCGTTTTGTTATGGAAACACAAAAGGAAGATAAACTAGATAAAGACAGTCATATTATGATTATGTCTATGGCTGTTAATAAGCTAGTCAAGTGTCATGATTTGTTTACTAATGAAGTTTTGTCAGACTTGTTTGCAACTACAGATTGTATTGATGAAATTACAGGTGATGTAAAAGAAGGATTTAAACTTACAGTTGAGGTAGAAGAAGATGAGTAAGATTAAGTATAATGATTATGTTGAATTTGCAAACGCATTAGAGAATGTGTTTACACAAGTAACAGGAGACTTTACAAGCCCTGTAGTTAGCTATATCTATGATGCTGTAGAATTAATCAATAAAGCTACACCAGGCTTCCTAGAAGGCTACTGTGCTGTTAGTGTCCATGATGCTTATGAAGGTGGTTTACCTGCTCATACAGTTAAGGTATTCTCTCAACTATGTAGCTTTATGTTTGGTGGGGATAGTACTGATGTATTCTACAATAACATCAGAAATGGTGTTGACATGCCTGCTCTTATTATTGGTTGTATCATTCATGACTTTGGTAAGACATTTGAATACTTGAATGGTATGAGACATGAGAACTCATTTGTACCTCATACACTGTTTGGTATTCATCTTCTAACTAAACTAGAAGCTGACATTCTATCTAAGTATTCTATGGGTACTTACCTACGTTTGATGGCTATTATTGGTCAACATCATGGAGACTTTGGAGAGAAACCACAGTGTATTGAGTCTTATCTTATTCACTTAGCTGACTACCAAGAAACTAAACTACAGATTCTTGAAGAAGCTATTGAAAGTGCTAAAGATTATGGTGATGATGTAGTTACCTCTAAGTATCTACCATATAAACTAAATTGTGGAGGTGGTAATATTGACTTTTAGTCTTGGTCAATTAGTCTTGGTTAATAATAAACCTGGAGTAATTACTAACATTGGTAAAGGAGCTTATGCTGTTAATATTGATGGAACTAATGAGTGGTTCAATGAAGAAGATATTATCAGTATGTATCCCCAGGATAGTGTTCAATTCTATCAAGGTAACTTGTTAGATGTTGAATTTAAAATCAATCAGTACCTAGTTAAAAACAATAACAAATCTGTCAAACAAATTACTGCTACTGGAAGTGGTAATGATAGATTAGTTGTGGTGGTGTATACCAATTCTTAAGTCTAGTGGTAGACCTAAAGGCTCTAAGGATAAACTACCTAGAGTAAGAGGTATAAGCAAGGTAGATAAGTCTCCTGAAGCATACAAGGCTATGAAGAAGTACATAGACCTGGAAAAGGAATACAACAAAATCAAGATGCTTAAGAAGGAGTACAGGAATGGTACATCTCAGCAAAGATTCTATACAAAGAGGTTAAGACAGATAAGACAAAGACAAGCTGACTTGTATGAAATTATAGCTGAGAACCATCTTGCTTATAAACTAGCTGAGAAGCTTAATATAGGTATTACACAGCCTTATAGAAGGTATCTAAGGGCTAAAGGAGAAGGTACTAAATGGAAGCACAAGAACAAGTAATATTGGCTCTTGATGTGTCAACTACATGCACAGGTTATGCTCTTTATGTAGGCGATAAGCTTACTAAGTATGGTTTTATTAAACCTACTGGTAAGGATTGGTTAGTCAGAGTAAGAAAGATGGCTGACAAAGTAACTGAACTAGATGAAGAGTATAGTATTGATACTGTAGTTATTGAAGATACTTTCTTCTTAAAGAATATCAAGACAGTCAAGAAACTGTGTCTAGCACAAGGTATACTGTTAGGTCAGTTACCTGAAGCTAACCTTATTCAAGTATTCCCTAACACCTGGAAGAAACACTTTGGACTAGGTAAAGGGAAAGCTACAAGGGATGAACAAAAGCAGACATCAATCTCTGTAGCTGAGACTATGTTCTTAATTGGACATGGTATTAATGATGATGAAGCTGATGCCATTCTTATGGGTAGATATGTATTGGAAACAATGGAAGGAGGTGAATGATGGACTTAAAGGACTTATTCTATTTCATTAGTGCTGTCATTGGTATTCTATGGATTGCCATTGTTACACTATCTTATGTGCTTGGTTTAATTGCTAAAGCTACAGAAAAGAGACTTGAACGTATCAAGTCACTAGAAGAAAACTAGAATAAATTACATATAGTTTGATTAGTGCTTGAACAACAATAATTAAACTAACTAAAATACAATGTAAAATTTAACGCAAATATTTAACAACAAACTCTTTTCAAACTCTAGAAAATACTAGAAGATTTCACTGGCTATAGATTTATTTCTATAGCCTTTTATTATGCCCTAATTTGCTCTGTAATCAATTCTACTAGCTTCCTAGGGTAAATATACTAGGGTATACAAAAAGACCCTTAGAACGTCTTCTAAGAGCCTTATATAGCCACTAAGTCATTGTAACCCATTTGACCTAGTTGGGGAGGTGATTTACTCCTTTAAATTTTATAGTGGTGTGGCTATAAGCCTATTATACCACTATTTCCAGAATCTGTAAGCAGTCCAACTGTTAATACTGAACTCTCCTAGGAAGTCTAGTGATTTAAAGTCAGTTGATTCTTCAGGTAATTGATTACCAAACTCATCAAAGTTATAGACTTTAGCACCATCATTAGCATAAGAGAAAGAGTTATAGTCAGTAATAACAGCTACATCCTTCTTAGGTTGCCATAGTCTAGTTACAGTACCATCACTATTCTTAGTCTCACTAACAAAGTTATAGACTCTGTAGTTATCAAAGTAAGTTAGGAAAGCACCACTTGTAGAACGATTAATCACTCTACCTTCAGTACCATTATTGTAACCATATCTATTATACCTAGTATCAGGGTTATAGTTACTTGTTACACTTGCATGAGCTACAGTAGCTACACCAAGGGCAAGTAAAACAGTTAGAGTAGCAATTAGTTTCTTCATCATTACCCCTCGTTTGAAACTTCCAAGTTACCCTTAATAGTAACTTTACCAAGAGCATCTTGTACTGAAGTAGATTTAATCTTTTCAATAGCTTCTACCACTTTAGCATTGGCATCAGCAATAGCTTGCTTAATCTCTTGTGCATCTCTTGATTGACTATCAATGAATCTACCAAAGTCAGCATCAGGAAGATTAAGGTGTTTAGCTCCTGCATTCTGTAGTTGGAATACAGTTTCCATATCACCAATACCAAACACTCTACCGTTAACTACAGCTACATAACCACTATCACCAGTTTGATTTCTTACAACAAAGTTCATGTTTTCATCCTCTTCTTCTACACTAGATGATGTTGGTTCATCATCAATCAATACAATATTCTTATCTAGTCCACCTGCAATACCAGTAGAAGTAAACTGCCACCATCTCATGTGTTCCATACCAGGATATACACCCCAGTAAGGAGTAGGTGTTACTTCATAGTTAGGATAACCTGCAATCCATAAACTGTTAGGATACTTAGCTGTTACTTGGTCAATATAGACATTAGCTAGTGTATAAGGCTTGTAGCTATAGTAAATAGGTTCAAAGCCTGCTTGTTTACACTTGTCCATAAAGGCAATTACAGCATCAGTGTTAGCTTGTACGTTACCACTAGCACTATCCTCATAGTCACATACTAAGTATCTAGGCTTGCTTGGTAGATTACTGATGAAGAAGTCAGCTTCTGCTTGTGCTAAACCTACATCTCCACCGAATCTAGCAAAGTGATAATACCCTACACAGTTACTTGTATTGGTTTGTTGTGTAGCTACAGGAGACAACCATCCAGTACCCTCAGTGACCTTAATAATTGTATTTCTAGTACCACTAGCATTACAAATATCTGTTAGGTCTCCTGGTTGATATGCAGATACATCAATGAAATAATCATCTTTCTTCATACCACTAGCTACAGTAGATGGTTCTGAGCTGTTAGTGACTACTGCAGTGTTATTAGATTGTTTAGGCCTAAATGCAGTAGCAAATGTAGCTGAATAAGGTAGAGCTACAATGTTAGTAACACCTTCAGGAGCACCTTGGTTTTGTCCTAGGAAGTTACCATATCCATTACCTGCATCACTATCAAAGATAGCTACATGTGAATAAGGTGTTGATGGTGTAACAGCAAAGATAGCTACATCTCCTGGTTGCATTACTTCTACTTCATCAAAGTAGTTAAGGATACCATTACTGTGTCTTTGAGTCCATAGGTCTTGTGCATATCCACTGTCAGTACAGTTAGCATAAGGTACACCTAACCAATTACAATACTCAGCATACAAATCCCAGCATTGATATAAAAACCAACCATCAATGTCATAACCATTACCAAGGTGAGTATTTTTAAAGTCTTGATAACTCATTATTCAATTCCTTTATTATAACTTGTGCTTGATAGACCTACCAAAGCACCAATGAAAGTACCTAAAGCAGTCAATACAGTAACAATAACACCTGTAGTTTCAGGGTATCCTACTGCAATACCTACAGTACCTACAAAGGTAGCTAAAGCAGGAATAAAAGTAATTGCTACAAACTTAAGTACATCATAAGTTTTATTACTAAAAATCATTGTATCTTTCCTCCTTAATTTCTAGTTTATCATACTTGCTATAGAGTAATTTAATTTCACCATTACCACCGTTATTGTGATAGATGGTATACATCTTAGCAATCTCTGTAGCTTCATCTACAAAGGTGTAACCACGCTCTAGAGCCTTAGTAAGGGCATTGTATAGCTCCATCCTAAAATGGCTCTTAGCGAAGCTCTCAGTAGCCTCTATACGCTTTTGTTGAGCTTCATTCTCAATAACCAATTCTCTGACATCATTAGTAAGTTTAGTAAGAGTTTCATTTAATTGATTTTGATGAGCAATTATCTGTACTCTCTCTTCTCTACTTTCTCTAATGCTTTTCCTAATTGTCATGTAAATACCTACACATGTAGATAGTGTTGATACTGCCCCCCCTACAGTAGTCATTAAAATATCAACTGATATACTCAATTCTACTTACCTTCTTCTTTGGGTTTAGCGTCCTCTTCTTTTTTCTTTTTCTCTTCTTCTTCCTTTTGCTTACGCTCAGCAATCTTCTCATCTGACCAATCACAAGCACCACATAGTACGTTACAAGGGTCAGTAGGCAATCCAATATTAGGGTTGTGGTTAATATACTGAGCAGTAATACTACTTCTTGTAGGGGCATATACCCACTCGTCAAGAGTAGATAACATCTTAATAACATCAGATGAACCACCTTCAGGTTTAAGGTCAAATTCCTTATTATATTCAAGTGTTCTATTGATGTCTTGTTCCCAAGACTGGCCTGGGTCATACCCTTTTTGGAAAACTACATTGTTGTCAATATCATAGATAGTGAATCTACCATTGTGATGAGTAGTATTTGCTTTATTGACATACTTAATTTTATCAATTCTGATAGCACTAATTTTAGCATGGATAGAACCATCTTTATTAGGTGTGTAGCTATGGATAACTTTACCATGAACATTACCAACACCTACTTCACCAGTATCAACCATGTTCCATACAATAGTAAAATTACCATTAGTGTCAGTCTTAACTACACTATATGTTTGTCCACCACCAGTTTCAACTACAGTAGTGTTGGACTTCATAGATAATTCTACATTGTCACTCAACTTACCAATTAGGAAGTCTACAAGAGCATTTAGTTTCTTTTCATGACAGTTAGCTACAGCACATAGGTTATCTACACGCTTATCTAAATTAACTACCATAATAAGCAAGTCTCTTAGGAAACACCATAAGAAGTAAGCATATTGAGCTAGTCTTTTAGGTAGACCTACACAAGATGTATTTGCTAGTAAACAAGCATAGTCTTTTAATACCTTAAGCTTCTTTTCCATTACATCTTGTCTTTGTTCTACCTCTACACAGACATCAATCTTTTCACATTGACAATCTCCACATTGTCCTAAGCAAGACATTATTTACCTCCTGTTAATTCTTTAGGTACAGGTGTTAAGTCTCCACAAGTAACACTAATAGCTTTAACCTCAAAGAGTTGTGGTTCTTCAGGTCTTGTAGGCTTAGCAGGTTCTTTAGGTTTAGTTCCTGTAGGTTGTGTTGGTCTAATAGGTTCTGTTACTGTAGGCTCATTAGGTCTTACAGGCTCAGTCTGATTAGGTCTAGTAGGTTCTACAGGTTTATTACCACCAGGAGCTACAGGTTCTGTAGGTCTTTCAGGTACATCTACAGTTCTCTTAGTAGGTTCTTTAGGTCTACCTTCCATAGAGATTGTAGGAGCTGTAATCTTAAGTGATACCTTATTGTGTGAACCTTCAACCCACATATCATCATATAACAAGAAGTCAATGTTTTGAGATTGCCCTTGATTAATATTGATGTCATGTGATAAAGGATAAGTAACATCAAGGGCTTGTGTAAATGCTGACTGTCCTCTATAGGATTTAGACCAAATAACAGCACCATTAGGTTTCTTATAAGTAATACTAAAGTCTGAGAAAGCTACTTTAGGTGATACCTTATCATAACTTACCTCTTGGATAGTAACACTGTTAGCCTTGATATTAACACCACCAGTAATACCACTGTAGCTAGCATTGAATCCTACTTTACCTCTAAGAACCCAGTAACCAATATTTTCAGTACCATCATTGATAGGAGACTTAATAGTAAAATTACCAGTATTCTTATCAAAAGTATACTCATCAGGTAAGTCAGCACCAGTATTATCTAATTCTGAGAACTCAAAAGTATATCCAATATTACCTACAAGTCCTGCCTCCCACTGCTTAATAGCTTTGTTGTATTCAACAATAGCTGTCTGATAGTCAGATTCAGCCTTCTCAGCTTCTCTAAGCTTGTCATTGTATTCTTTAAGCTTTCTATCATACTCAGCCTTAAGACGTGCATATTCGCTATTAGAAGCGTTATATGAAGCCATATCTTTGTTGTACTTCTCTACAGCTTTAGTATACTCAGCCATTACTCTTCTGTAAGCTTCTAAGTCAGTATTATACTTAGCAAGAGCTGTAGCATAATCACTTCTTAGCTTATCATAGTTAGCTTTGTCTTTTTCATACTGAGCTACAGCAGTCTCATAGTCCTTATTGGCTTTATTAAAGCTTGCTAGACCATCTTGATAGAGCTTGTAGTTCCTATTATAAGTCTCCATAGCTTCATTGTAGATAGCTAGTTTAGTGTTATATTCATTGAGGATTCTAGAGTTTTCTTTGTTAGCAGTAAGTTGTTTCTCTACTTCTACTGCTAAGTCTGAAATCTTTCTACATAGTTCCTCATCACGCTTCTTAAACACTGTAAGGTCTAATTCTTGTTGCATCCTAAGAATGTCTCTAAGGATACACCATAGCATGTAGAACCCTTTAGAGAGGATTCTAGGAAGGTCAATACAGTTAGCGTTAGCAATAACACATACTAAGTCATGAAGGACTCTTAGCTTGTCTTCAATGTCTTTTTTATTTTTAGCTTCAATGCATTCACAATCATTGCATCCAGTACAAGCCATTTAGTACCTCCTTTACAGTGATTCACTTAAAGTGATAGTCTGGTTATCTTTTTTAAGGATAACATAAGTAGCCATCATATTATCATCTAAGCTCATAGTTCTTGTGACAGTTATATCACCATATTGTTGGATATTTAGAAAATCCTCATGAATGATACAAAGCTCTTCACCAATAGCTGTGTCATAAGTTTTGATTTTAGTATTAAAACTTACCTTACTTACACTATACCTTGGAAGAAAACTATTAGTCATGTTTGCTGATAGCAATACTCTAGGCTCTCTATCAATAATTTGTGATGGAACAAATTTATTTTTTTGAATAGTATAATCAATACCACTGACAAACCTACCAAAATCAATATAAGGGATGGTAATTCCTTTTGCATACTTAGCTACAGAGTTTATAAACTTCTTATCATAAGGGTTTCTACCATTACCTTTGATTACAGAGTTATCAATAGAAATACCTTCTCTTTTTAAGATACCATAATTGTACATTATTCAGTTACCTCCTTCAGACTATAGACAAGCTCAGCAAGAGCTACTTTAGGCTCTTCTAGAGTCACTTCAATAGTGTACTCATCTTGGAAGTTAGCTCCAAACATAAGACCTGTAGTTAAGTTATCCAAAGAAGCAGGAACAGTTAATGTAGGTTCTTCAGTAATAATTCTATTGTTATCTAAGTCAAACTTGTAGAACTCAAAGTAGAATGATAGATTAAGAACACCATTTGTACTTAAGTCATACATAACATGGATATTACCAAAAGCTTCAGGGAATGTGTATCTACCTACTCTAGCGATACCTTGTGCTTCAGCTTGATTAATTGGGATAGTAAAACCAATCCTAATATAATCTTGTGTTTGTTCATTAATTCCTGGTGTTTTATACATTTTAGTAGAAATTCTAGGGAATTGGATAAACAACTCCTTATCACCAAAAGTATACTTAGGTGTAGGTAAAGTAACTTGAACAGCATTTGTAGTTAATAGACTGTTAAACTCTTTCACACCTAACTGTGTTAGAGTTTTTAGTTTATCACCAATGTTATTTGAACTAGCAATAAGTCTGTACTTAGTATTTGTATCAACTACAGAGTTATTAATAGTACCATCTTCAGTAATAGTAATACCATTACCTGCCCTGTAGGTAGTACCTTTAGGAATCTCTACTGAGTTACCATTACTAATACTTAGTGTAGTACCGTTTAAAGTCAGTGTTTGTTTGTCACTGTCTTCTTTAGCTTCTAGTTTCTCTACTCTAGCTACAAGAGGTTTATCATCATAAGAAGTACCTCCTGTAGTTGCTGTAGATGTTAGTTCAGTAAAGCCATCACCATTTTCATTAAGGATATAGGCTTTATTGTCAGGCATAATATAGGCATGGTTTCTAGTTGCATAGTCTAGGTCAGGTAGTGCTTCTACCCTCTTAAATACAGGGTTACACCATGAAATACAGTCACCCATTTAATACCTCCTATTTACGTTCAATGTCACTATAGTTAATCATAGAGACAATACCATTGTCATTATAATCTTTAAGTGATTCCCATGAAACATCTTTTTGAATTGTCAATGGTTTGTTGACAGTTACTAGACCAAACTTAGTTTCCCCTTGAGTATCTTTATAGTCAGGGTTTTCTAGTTTAAACATAGCACCTACACCATAAGTCTCACCTACAATAGGTTGGTTAAAGAGATTAATTAAACTAGCCCACTGAGTACCATATAGGAAAGGAGCATAGAGTAGGACTGAATTAATAGTCTCATTGTATGAAGGAGTGTTCTGTAGTTTAAGTACATCCTTAACCATATCATCTGTTTCAAGACTACCTTCATAAGTCCAATTAAGATAAGGTCTAGTGTCAGTTACAGTGATGAGAGGAAAGTTATCTTCTCTCTCTTCTCTTTTAATTTTAATAGCCATTAATTATCTCCAATTACAAGTGGTCATTATCATGTCTACTTTGTTCTTCAAGGTAAGAAACTCTAGCTTCTAGAGATTCTTTAGCTACCCTAAGTGTCTCTACTGTAGATTCTAAAGTAGTAAGTCTAGTTTCAATAGAAGTAACTTTAGCTTCCAATCCTGAAGGGTCAAAGACAGTATCTTTATCTTCTTTGGTTTCAAGCTTAGCTACAGTTGCTTTTACTTCTTCAAGAGCTTTCTTAATTTCAGAATCATCATAGATAGTGTCTTTATCCTCTTTAGCGTTTAAGGCATCTGAGAGCTTCTGTACTGCTTTGTTTACTTCCTCTAGTCCTGTTACACTAGCCTTACCTTCAAGCTCCTTTTTAAGGGCTTCTAGAGCCTCTGAGACGGTTTTATCTTTATCAGTAGGTTTATCCTCTTTGTCAGATGGTTTTTCGTCCTTCTTAGCTTTAAGAGCTTGTTCTACTTCAATGACTCTATTAGTCAAGTCTAGGAGAACATTAAGCTGATTAGTTTCTGTAGCTTCATCTCTTGTCAATTCAAGCCATGCAGTACAGTTAGCATTTGCATACCACAACTTAGAATCAGGTGTACGATACAAGTAATGTCTTGAAGTTCTACCAAGTGTAGGAAGACAATTTACATCAAGAATAGGTTTGCAGTTAGAGCTATATTGTCCTGAACATTCATTGCATTCATTACAGCTATTACATCCACAGTTTGTACACATACGGTGTACCTCCTTTATTTATATAATTCTACTTTAGCTAAGTAATTAAGTTGTTTAATCTCCCTGGTTCTTCTAAGAGCTTCTGACCTAAGAGCTAGGATACAGATAACTGCTTGGTAGTCTTCAGGATGATTAAGTAAGTGTCTGTCTAGTAAGTCAATCCGTCTATTAACTACAGAGAGCTTAAGAGACTTCTTATGAAGGATATTGGTGTAATTCATTGTTGCTCCTAGTTTAAGTGATTATATTTAAGATAGGTTCTTAAAATAACATCTGCTTGCATTGAACCAGTAATTTCTACTAGATGCTCACCACTTCTAAAGATTTTCTTTTGTTGTTCTTCAGTGAGTGCTGTAGCTCCTAACATAACATCATATCCGTGGTTAGGTTTATCATCTGGGAATACCGAGTATTTGTCAATCCATTTGCCATCATATTGAGCTTTAAACATTGGTGTAAAGTCAATACCATCAATCTTAACCTTGATGTCTCCTGCAAACTTAGCTACATAGTTTCTAGTAAGTGAGCCATCAGTATTACCAATACTCTTACCACCTGCTACTTCAGGAGGATAGATAAGGTGTCTACCACCACTGAGCATATCATCCATTGTTCTCTGTCTCTCAACTACAAACCTTTGACCTGATACGTTCTGCTCTAGTGTAGTTACTGTGTCACCATTGATAGCTTTAATAACACCAGTATGTCCATAAGGACTATATTGATTGGTTTCAGTAAAGATAGCTCCTACCTTCATAGCTTCTCTTGATGTAGGTACTACCTTCCATCCTACAGCATTCCAGTCATAACCAACACCAATGTTACTAGCTGATAGTGTATCACCTATAGCATGAGTAATACCAGTAATACCACCACCAAGTCCTACACCACCTAATTTCATTGAGTACCAAGCTACAAGACCATAACACTCACCATTACCAAGTGTAGTACCTTTAAGTGAGTCTAGCTCACCAAGTACCTTCATGGTCTCTGTAGCTGTCTGTACCTCTCCTGTAGCTCCATTAGGTTCACCACTACTAGCAGTACCAACAATACCACCAAAGTCAGACATTCCTGAACCTCTATTGTTGTTACCATCTGATTGTCCTCCACCACCTGATGAGTGGAATACAGTACCAGTATTCATGCTATCAGTAGGCTTAAATGAGATGTGAACATGGTCTCCATGGTTCTGAGTCTTATTACCTCTATCAGGCATTAAGCTCCATACCCTAGCAGGACCATAGATATTATTGACATTCATGAAGAACTTTTGACCCCAAATTACATAGTCAATATTAAGTTCATCCATGTTCTCAATAACAAAACCTGCAATAGTATCACCAAGTCTGTAGTTATCATTAGTCATGAAGTCTACTGCTAGTGATTGGTCTGGTTGGTGTCCTGGATAAGTAATGAACTGTTCTTCTGGTGTATTAGTAGCAATAGCTATAGCTCTTTTAACCCTAGCTACATGAGGTTGCCATGCACCTGTAGCTCCATCCCAATGGCTTCTAATAATATCACCAAAGGCATTACCATCAATAAGGTCATAGTAACCATTAGAACCATCAGAAGCGTTTGTAGGCTGTAGTAACTGTGCATCAATCTTATCTAGGATATTATCATTATTAGAGTTAATACCTGACCTTACATCATTTGCTAAAGAGTAGTAAGAAGCATACCCTGCTGCAGCATAGTCAAACAAAGCTCCACCAATTTGAAATAGTCCTTTCATAAACTCATCAAATGTAGTTTTACCTTGGACATTATACATCTTTTGGTTGTTACCTGCAGTTTGTTCAGCTAGCAAATACATGTAGTCAATAAGGAAGTCATCTACAGAAGCAAAGTGCATATATGTACCACCTTCATTAGAAGGTCTAGCACTACCTGTAGTAACTACAACACCTGAAGGTCTAGTACCTGCAGTACCAGTAATACCACCCCAGTTATTATCTGCTTTAGCTACTGCTGAGTTACCCCAGTTAGATTCAATATAAAGTTGAACAATGACACCTGAAGGAAGTAGATTGTACTTAGCACATCCATCAAGGATAGTTTGAACTAAACTTGCAGGAAGTGTATTACCACCATAAGTAATATCACCACCAGTATACTTCTTATCTCCACCAAAAGCTGAGCCTTTAGTAGAACCACCTTCTTTAAGTCCTGTCTTAACTCCATATGGTCTAACAATGATTTTAAACCACCAATGAGCAAACTTATCAAAGTCATAAGATATTGATGTATAGAACTGAGCAGGAACATTACTTGTCATTACTGATTGATACTCAATACCATGCAAGTCAGTTACTGAGAACCGTCTTTGAAACCCTTGTCGTTTCCATCTCTCTGTAGATGAATTGACAGCATTTAAGAGCTTCTGTGCTTCTGTCTGCATCTATACCTCCTTATCGTTATATAAGTATTTCTCTATGGTTAATTTAAAGCTTGTGAATCCATCATAGGAAGTAGTAACTTGAATCTCTGAGATGTAGAAGTAATCATCTTTAGACATTACTTTCTTGAAGTATTTAGAACACTTCTCTGATTTAAGTAGTCTGTCTACAAATGTAAGTCTTACTTTATCTCCTACATTGTAGTTATTAGGTAAGTCTTTGATGTCAAAGGTATAACCTACTTTTCTTCTACTGTGGATAAGCTTTCTTACTGCTTGTGTGTAAAGTTGTCTACTAGCTACAAGACGGTCTTCATCTGATAATTCCTTGTTGTTGTTAGCTACAGGTTGGACATCATTTGATGTGAATGATTGTTCATATACTCTACCTGCTTCAAGAGCTAGTCCTTCCTTATCTAGTACAGCATAGTCACCATTATTGTTAGCTCCAAAAGGAATTAAGTCAATGTAGTCATAACTACGCTCAGTATTAACTTCCTCTCCAGTAAGGATAACAGGAAAGTCAGGATTCTGTAGATAAGGTCTATTATAGACATCTCTAAGAGTAAGTGTAGTAGTACCTGAGTCTGACTTATCTGTAAGATAGATACCATAGTTAGTGATTGTAGTGAAGTCTCTTTGAGTTACTAGCTCATTACCTAACAAGTTAGTTTCATTAACCATTAACTCTTTATACTGACCAAACCTACCAATCTCTATGGTTCTCTCTTCAGTAAGTGATACTCTCCAAAAGACATCCTCAGTCTGTTTACAAACATCTGTAAGAGCTTGTAGCTTATCCTGATTAGAGAATAGGTAAGTGATAACAATATCATCTGTACCTTCTTCAGTGAACTTATAAGTCCAATTCTCATCATTGAACATACCACTAAGTTTTGATAGCTCAACATAGTTTACTGAAATACCATCATCTTTAGTAGTATTGTCACCCTTATCTACATCCTTATCCTCTTTAGGCTTTTCAGTAGTTACTTCAGTCTTACCTTTGTTGTAACCATCTTTAGTAGTTACTGTAGTAGTAACAGTACCATCAGGTCTAGTAGTTACTGTAGTTTGAGTATAAGCTCCTTTACCAGTAACTACCTTAGTGATGTGACTGACTACTTCCCTGGTAGTACCATCTGACATCTCATAAGTAGTTGTCTTAGTCTTACTACCATCCTCATTATAGACTGTGTTAATGGTCTTGTTACCAGTCTTAGTAACCTTCTTCTCTTCAGGCTCTCCATCTTTCTTATCTTCTTCTCTAGGTTTTTGGTTTGAGATAATCTCTCCACCCTCACCCATTGAAGCAGGTCTAATATACTCGTCATAAGTATATATCTCACCAAGAGTAAGTTCTTTGATGGCATAGTTTGTAGGTACTCTTCTGTGTTGAAGTTCAGTAGCTACATGGACTGCCTGAATAGTAGTAACACCAGTAACATGGTCTGAATCAATTCTTTCAGTAATACCATGAAAGATATGACCATTATCAAAGGTTAGAACAAACTCAAATTGTGCATCAGGAATAGGACTATCCATAAGCACTTCAGTAGGAAGTTGGAAACTAATACTAGGTGTATCCATAATCTTATGACTTACACTAATATTGTTTCCTAGGAATACATCATTAGTAATGTAGTGTCTAGTGTCCTTAGTTGGTTTCCAATACAGAGTCAGGGACATTACCGAATACCTCCACAGCTCTAGCCATTACAGCTTCTTCAGACATATCATCTTTCTTAGATTCCACATTAGACATGATTTCATTCATTTCTTCCTGAGAACGGATAGAGTCGGCAAAGCAAGCACTACATGGTTGTGGATAGAAACCTAGGAATCCTGCTACAACTACATTGAATAGCTCTACTGCAGAGTGATAGATTTCTTCTACCTCTGCATTATTCATGTCTACTTGCCATGCTTCAAAAGCAGTAATCATTTGAACTGAAGCATGTTTAAGTGAACACCACAAGTCAGGGTTAGCATCCTCAGTAGAAAGGCTCTGTAAGGCTCTCATAACGCTTCTACGCTGTTCTGTAGTTCTCTCTAGTGTTTCCTTCGCAAACTGCAGTTTCTTTGTTAGAGAGCTTCTCACAGCCTCATCTGATGTTCCTTTAACATAGAGTAAAGAGTAATACTTTTCTACTGTAAGTCTGAAGTGATATTCAAGAGCTACAGTGTTGATTAAGTTGGTAAGTAGTTCTTCTGTAAGTCCTACTGATGATTGTTTGTTCATTAGATTGTCAACCTTTCATAGTCAATAAATACACAGAATGATTCTGAGGTAACACCATCAACTGAGATGATATTATATCCTCTCTTGATGTGCCACCATACATTGTCACACAGTGTTAGATTCTCATTACTTACAACTTCAGCTTCACCACATAGAGCATCTGTAGGACAGCTAAATGACTGAACTAAACCAGTGCTTGAAATGGATAGATAGCCTTGGTCATAAGTACCTTTAAGCTTGACCATAGTATCATTAATCATGATTCTAGGGTCTTTAAATTTACCTTGTAGAGTAATTGTTACATCTCTAGACTCAACTACAGTGTCTGAATAGAACTTAGTAGACCAAGCACCATCCACACAAGCATCACAGTGAGATTCACCCCAAAGTCTTTCATTACCAAACCTTTCTCTACCTAATTCACAGTTATGGATAATACGGTAATCACTATTACACTTCTGATAAAAGCTTAACCATACATCCCCTTGGACTTCACATAAAGAAATAGCTTTAGATAGCTCACAGCAATCTTTAGCACAGTCTTCACAAGTACCATTCAAGGTTCTTGATGTTTGACAGAAAGCTTGACATGTTGAGTTTTGGAAACAACTAGCTATCATGTTAACAAAGTTACAGTCAGCATAAGGAAGAAGGAAAGTAGTATATCCATCTGCTTTATGCCATACTGCATCAGGGTTAGTAAATGATACCTGGAAGCTTAAATAACCATTGTCTCTAAAAGTCCACTCATAGGTAGGGGTATAAGAGTCAAGGATGGCATTACACCATATAAGCTGGCCACCAGTATCAATAGCCCACAGCTTACCTACTGTCAATAAGTTATCCTTAATAAAGTCTTGGTGAGCTTGGATATTAACCATATCCCAATCTGTAGTTCTAATTGATAAGTCTAGAGTAATCTTATCATCTTTAAGGAGAACCTGGTCTCCTGTGATTTTCCAATAACTACCATTCCTAAACATGTACTCTGTAGTTTCATACTTAGTAGTTATTGATTCTGAAGGACTAGAGTTAATAGCTTCAGTTCCACTAAACACTAGGTCATTGTATTGAATGAACCTTCTAGGTCTAGCTACAAAGTCTGAAGTTGACCTAGCACCTAAACATGTTGTCATGGTCTAACCACCCCTCTAATTTCATTCAATCCATTGATGAATGAAGCTTTATTATCTACGTTTTGAGTAATGTTGTTAGTAGTGTTATTAACTACAGAGTGGCCTGTGTGTCCTGCTAGAGCTTTGAGAGCTTGTGTAAGATTCAACTGATTTAAGTTATCAAGGAATTGCTTACCTAGCATTGACGATACTGAACGTTTAAGAACATATTCACCTGCAGTTAGCATAGCAGGTATAGTATCAGTACCCAGTGGTTTAAATAGTCTACCACCTACTGTACCTCCTGTAGAGTGATATTCAATCAATCCTCCATGCTCTGCATGTTTTGTCTTCTTAACTGTAGTTTCATTGACAGTAATATCAACTGTCTTACCTTTAAGAGAATCAATAGCTGATTGAATTTGTTGGATTTTATTAAGTACAGAACTTACATCAAATCCATTAGCAATCTTGTTAGAGATTGAAGCACCTAGAGCTTCCCAACCAAGATTCTCAATTTGATTCTTTTGTTCATTCATCTTATCAACAATTCTACTTCCAAGACCTGATACAAAACCATTAGAGAAGTTACTTCCTGATTGTTGACCAAGTGAAGAAGCCATTGAAGCAAACTGAGCTAGAGCAGTTTGTAGCTGATTGATAGTATTCAAGATGTTTGTCAAGTTACCAACAATAGCATCATTATCATTGATACCTGAAAGACTTTCAATAGCTGTCTTAATAGCATTAATACTATTGTTAAAGTTATCAGCATTTACTTCAGGGAATTGGTTAATAGCGTTAGCAATAATCAAGATATTATTGACTGCTTGTACTGCAGACATAATATTAGATGATAGCTTCTGAATGTTTTGCAAGCTTGTAGTTAAGCCTGAATCATCTGAAGAAGCAAGAGACTGAAGTACAGATTTAATCTTAGCAACTCTAGTTTCAATACCTGAACCTTCTACATTGATTAGGTCTGGGATTGTCATGAGTGTTTCTGCCATTGTCTTAAAGCTATTAACTACAGAGGTTACTTGACCTACAGCTTCAGATACTTTAGCAAGCTTACCTATGTCTTGGATAAAGCTTCCTGTATCACTGTCAGTTAGTGATTTAAGAACTGATTGAATCTTAGCTACACGTGTCTCAATACCACTACCCTCAATGTTAATCAAATCAGGAATCTGTGACAGAGAGTCAGCAATAGTCTTAAGTGAATTAATCATATTGCTTGCTTCCTCTGCTAGTTTACCATAATCTGATTTACCTTTAAAGGCATCAAACATAGACATTAAACTTCCACCGTTTTCACCTGCTTGAGTGATTGATTGAAGTGCTTGTCTTAACTGTTCAATCTTAGCAGGAATACCACTAAGGTCTTCTATTGAGTTAATTTCATTAAGTGATGAAGCAATGCTACTAAGCTTACTTGTAAACTCAGTTACACTCTTAATATTTGATGTTACATCCTTATTAAAAGGTGTATCTTTACCAAAGATGTCAAGTGTAGCTAGTTCACTAATCTTAGACAAAGCATTTTTAACTGACTCAATCTTAGATGAGATGTCCAATCCATCAGGGATATTGTTAAGACTATCGGTAATACCTTTAATCTTATCTGTAAGTTTCTTGAAGTTCTCATAACCTTTGAGTACATCATCTTTAATGTCAGGAGGTGTATCAACTTTAAATTTACTTACTGTTTGTAGTGTCTTCTTAAGGTTCTCTAGCTTAGTTTCTATAGCTTCAAGACCTGCATCATCTAACTTAAGGTCACTAATCTTCTTAACAAAGTCAATTAGTTTAGTGAATGACTTAAATTTAGCATCTAGTGAAGCACCATCAAGTTTAGAGGTAAGAGCTTCTAGTCCTTTACTGATGAAGTTAATAGAATCAAGCCATGAATCATTCCCTAGCTTCTTAAGGCTATTCATGACATTAGTTAGGTTACTAATCTTTTCATCAATAGCAGATGTGTCAGAAGGTACTTCTACCTCATTAATATCTTTAATGAACTGTGTAAGCTTCTTAACTGTACTGATAAGATTACTTGTAGCTAAACTATCAAAGAATGTACCTAGAGCATTAATAGCATTTAGGATAGGATAAGATACAGAAATAGTGCCTAGAGAGAATGTAGAAAATGCTTGATTAAGTTGTTGGTGAATAAGACCAATCTTCCTAATCTGTAATATGAGTGAACTTACATCATCAGGAAGTTCTAAGTCCTGGATGTCTTTAACAAACTTAGATACCTTATTGAATATCTTGATATTGTTTCCTGTCTCAAAACCTTCAAAGAATGAAGAAAGAGTATTAAGTCCATGAATGAATGGGTTAGATATTCCTCCCTTATCTCCAAACTGAATATCAGCAAAAGCACTATTAAGTGTTTTTTGGATATTAGCAATATTCTGTAGCTTAGTCTTAAGTGCAGTTAAGTCTTCAGGCATGTTAAGCTGACTGAGTGTAGCAATTAAGTTAGTTACTTTAGAAATATTATCTGTTAGAGAGTTTACTTCCAGACCCTTAACAATATTACTAAAGGTATTACCAATAGACTTAAGTGCATCTACAGGATTCTTAATACCGCCACCACTTACAGAACTAAGCTCATTAATAAGTTCAGTCATGTTCTTAAGTTTCTTGACAGTATCTTTGAACTTAGACTTGTCAGGAATATTCTTAACACTACCTTGTAGCTTGGTAAGTTGATTTGCTAAAAGGATGATACTTTCAACTTGGATAGCTTGTGCTAAGTTACTAATAGTACCAAAGATAGATGGTAATAGAGCTAGAGTAGATATATTACCACTAATAGCACTTGCTAAACTCATTTCAGTAACAAGAGCTGTAAAGTTAACCATCTTCTTACTGAAAGTACCTGCATTAGGTAATTTGACTTTATTGATTCTAGCTACAGTCTTAGCTACAGACTCCATAGCTTTAGCAACTACTACCATAGTACCTGCAGTAGCTAACATGGACAGTAACCCTGCTCCTAGAGCTAAAGCTCCAATACCTTCTGTAGCTACCATAATAGCACCAATACCAGTAGCAATAGCTCCTACTAAAGTAACAAGACCTGTCATAGCTAACATTGTTCCTGATACCTTACCTGCATCAAACTTAATCTTATTAAGCTGTTCCATAGACTTAGCCATAAGAAGCATACCAGTTACTACTCCTGCCATAGCAGTAGCACCTACAGCTAGGTCTTTACCGAGCTTAAATTTCTGAATAGCTTTACCTAACAGGGTAGCGTATCCTGCCATAGCAGTTACCATAGTTACCATAGTACCTACTTTAACTGTAGCTTCAGTAAAGTCCATATCAGTATTACTAATGTCTTTAAAGGCACTAGCAATAAGTTTAATAGAACCTGCAAAGGCTAGCATCTTAGCTGAGTCTCCTAGTGACTTAGTAAGACCACCTAATAGGCTTGTAGAGCCACGAGAAGCCCTTCCTGAGCCACTACTTCCTCCCCTACTGAAAGGGTTCTTAAAGTTCTTTAACAGCCCTAGAGTGCTTGATAATGCCCTTACAGAACGAGCCATCTTAGATACTACTAACCATCCTGCAGAAGCAGTAATAATACCACCAAGAATCTTACCAGTATTCTTACCATTGGCATTAATTTTAGCAAAGCCTTTAGCAAGTAATTCAATACCCTTACCTACAGGAGCTAGATAGGTTACAAAGTCTTTAAGACCTTGTTTAAAGTCAAACTCTCCAAACATTTCTTTAAAGAGTGACATTGCTTTGCCTATACCTTTACTTACAAAGTTTTGAATAACATCACCATTCTCTGATACTGTATTCATCAACTTAACTAGTCCATCAATGGCAGGTGTTAAAGCTCCTGGTTCAAATGGAGTACCTACAAGACCTACAGTAAGGGATTCTCTCATGTTCTCCCAAGCTGATTTAAGTGTCTTAGTGTTTGTTGCAGCCTTTAATAAGGCAGGGTCTTGACCTACTTCATTCAATACCTTGATGAAGTCTCTACCTAGTACCTTACCCTCTTTCATGGCATCAGCTAGGTTATCAAAACCATATTCATCTTTAAACTTCTGAACAACCTTTTGTGTAGCTGTACCACCAATTGCATCCCTAATAGGATTCCAGTCTCTTGCTAAGACTTTACCATCTAGAGACATCTGTTTAATCTGTGTAGATACACGTTTAAGGGCATTAGAAGGGCTACTAGCAAGGGCTGAGATATTGGCAAGGTTTTTAGTTAGGTTGTCAAAACCTCCGAACTCCTTGTCAAATCCTGCCCCTTTCAATGCACCTGCCAAGTTAGTAAGCTCAGCTACATTGTACTTAGTTTGAGCACCATATTTAGATAGGTTTTTAAGTGTTGAGTTGATTTCTTTGTCACTAAGAGGATTGTCTAGTGACCTCATGTTGTTTACAAATTCATTCTGAGCATCATAAAGCTCTCCTGCATCTTTAGCAAAGCTTTTACCAATGTTCAAAGCTCCCCTAGCAGATAGAGCCAATACTTTACTAGAAATGCTATCTAAGGCATTAGAGATAGCTGTAAGACCTGATGTATCACCATGAATTTTGACAGTTCTATTCTTATTGACCTTATCATCAATAGCATCAATATCACTTTTAGCTTTGTTAAGATGTGATAAGTCAACATTAACTTTAAAGGTTTTACCCTTAAGACCATTAAGGTCTGAGGATACCTTAGTAATGTTTCTAGTGTCTGCATCTACCTTAACACTTACTGTCTTGTTCTTAAGAGCTAGCAAGTCTTTTTGTACCTTCAGTACCTTATTACCATTACTATCAACATCAACTCTAACACGTTTGTTTTTAAGTTTATTGACAGTA